CGGCGGCACCCTCGCCCGCCTCCGCCTCGAAGTGCATCACGGCGCAGCGCAGGACCTGCGCGGGGTCCGCGCCCTGCTCGTGGATGGCGTGGAGGATGTTGGCCACGGTGTCGGTGGCGTCCTCGCTGAACTCGTTGTCGCCGTAGTCGGGGGACCCGTTCTGGATCGCCATGTGTCCGTATCCGGCCCTCGCTTCGTTGTCCATCGTTCACCCTTTCGATGATGGTACTGCTGCTCCCGTCTCATCAGGTCCGCTCAGAGCAGCGTCTGCGGCACGACGAGGGGACCGGGGTCCCCCCGTTTCGACGATCAGATCTCCTCGCCGTTCATGATGATGTTCAGGGCGTAGCGGACGCCCATCTTGCGGCTGCTCCGGTCGCTCAGGCGCGTGACCTTCACGGGGTACTTCGGGGCGCGATTGTTCCAGCCGTCCATGCGCCACTCCTCGCTGTCGTACTGGAAGGACTTCCCGATGGCGGGGACCCACGCCTCGCGGGCCTTGGCGATGGCCTTGCCCATGGCGTCCTCGTCGTCGCTGGCGTGGGCGTCGCGGCGGACGTTGAACGGGAGGTCGGTCTCGTCGATCGCGAACTGGGCGTTGATCCAGCGGTCGCGGGCGACCGGGTTGACCTCGCCGTCGGCCATCTTGTGTTCCAAGGTCAGCCGCAGCGTGGCCCCCTCCGGGCCGTAGGTCCCGCTGCGCTTGGCGAGGGTCAGGTTGTGGCGGTCGAGGATGTCGGCGATGGCGGCACAGATCTCGTCGTTGACGGTGATGCAAGTCTTGCGGTCCATGGTTTACCCTTTCGTGGTGCCGGGAAAAATTCCCGACGGTTGATTGGCCAGCCTACCGGGCCAGCCAGTTGCGCACCTTCCGGACGACCTCGTCGAAGGTCATCACGGTGGTCTCGAAGACGCTGCCGTTGTCGTGGCGCAGCTTGATCAACAGCGGCTCCGCCTTGGGGTGGTCGGCGATCAGGTAGCCGCATGCGTTGGCGATGTTGTCAGCCTTGCACGTCACGCTGGACGATCCCCAGCCGTCGAGGAAATAGATGGTCGCGGTCTTCATGGTCAGTCCTCCTCTTCGACTTCGACGTCGTCGGTCTCGTAGTCGTCCACTTCCATCTTGCTGATGTCCATGGTGTGGGCGGCGTCCAGCGCGGCGTCGTAGTCGTCCGCCTCGACGTAGCCCGTATAGGTGACGGTCCGGGTGATGGTGACCTTGTACTCCGTCATCGTGCGACCTCCTCGACTTGCAGGTCGTCGCCCGCCATGGCCACGGCCCCCTCGTACAGGAAGGCCTCAGCCTCGTGCAGGTCGGCGAACACGTCCGTCTCGTTGCCGACGCAGACGTGGAAGCGGTACGGGCAGAGTTCCCGCATGACTTCGATAAAAAACCCCTGTGGGTAGATCATCGCGCCTATCACGTCCGGCTCCATCTCGCATCCGGTGATTTCGGTGAATCGGGCGGGGTTGACGACGGCGCGGCCGTGGGCGCGGAAGGTGCGCAGGTCGATGGGTCCGTTCATCGCACGACCTCCTCATACTTGCGGGCGGCGGCGTCCATGTCCCGCTGGCGGCGGGCGGCGACGCGCATCCATTTGACGGCGTCTTCGGCGAGGCGTTCGATCCGCTCCATGATGGCGCGGACCTCTTCGTCGGCGTCCTTCCATGCGTCGGCTCCGGGGGCGGTGTCGCGGGTCTCGCGGGCCTCGACGAGGTCGGCGGCGGCGAGGATGACCAGTCGGGCCTTGGTCATGGCCTTCTCGTGGTCACGCTCCCAGAGGTAGCGGGTGACGTTGCGGCGGGTGGTCACGGCGTACATGTCCACCAGCGGGGCGTCGGTGATCTCGACGTCGCAGGAATTGACGGGGACGTGGTTGCCCGCCTCGCCGATGGTGACGGTCAACTCGCTCAGGGGCGAGTCGGCGTAGACGTGATCGACCTCGCGGCGGGTCTCCCAGTCGAATCGGTTGTAGATGCAGGTCCGGACGGTGCCGGGGTCGGCCGTGGCGCGGATGACGATGCCGACGCTGCCGTGGTAGTCGTCGCCCGTGATCCGGACCCACCGCCCCAGCAGAGCGGCGGGGTCGTAGGCCACCAGAGCGGTCGCGGCCTGCTCCAGTCGATCCTCCCAAGCGTACAGGCATTCGCCGTAGCGTCGGGGGTACTGCCTCATCAGTTCGTCGTTCATGGTATCCCTTTCGTTGAGTTTGCCCTTGAGACCATGTTAAATGCTGGTTTACAGCCTGTCAAGTGTCGGTTTACAAAATCCCTGAAAATTCCCCAGGAAATCGGGTTTTTAGCCTACCTTCCGGGCCTCAAGCTTGGATTTGAACTCAAGGGGGGCGGTCTCCGGGTTTCCGGGTCCGGCCGTCGGGTCCGGGTCCGGCCGTGGTGGCGTGGTCCGGGTCCGTCGTGGCCGTGGTCCGTGGTCCGGGTCGGTCCGTCGTGGTGGCGTCGTGGCAGTCTGGAAAGGCGCACACAAGGCGCATAGACGTCCGTCCGGGTCCGTGGTCCGGGTCCGTCGTGGCGCCTACCGTGTGCGTCCGTGGCCGTGGTGGCGTGGTAGCGTGGTAGCATGTCCGGCCGTGGTGTGGCCGATTTTTTTTTCCGTCGTGGCCGTGGTCCCCTTCCCGCAGGGTTTGAAAGTGTCCGTGGCCGTCTCTTCAGGCATGCCCACCACGGACCGACATGCGACGTCCGGACGCCACCACGACGCCCGGACGTTTCAACGCTAGTGTTTGATGTAGACAACCGTCGGCACGTCGTGCGACCAACAAGCACGACACCCGGACGCACACCCGTCAACGTGGTCCGGATGATCCGTCGGCAAGGTAGCGGGACACACCACGGAACCATTGCCAGCTTGCCACGCCAAGTCCTCGACCGACTCCAAGTCGGACCCGACGGCCGACCCGTCCGACCCTATCGGCAAGTCGTCCACCATAGCGGCCGACAGTCGGACCCGGACGTTGGGCAATTCGGCAAACGTGCTAACCTTGTTCCGTTCCTTTGTCGGTACCCAGTGCATGACGTCGGGCGTCCGCCGTATCACGTCCGCCACCATATCGGCATACGCTTGTGAGAATAGGTCTCCGCTACTGTGCCACCGGAAATAGTCCAGTCCGCCGATTTGGTAAACCATAGCGTCCACCCATACCCTACGGGCGTCCGGGTCCGTCGTGGCCAGTCTGGCCAACTCGAGATTGTTGTTCCACGCCCGTTGCACGTTGGACATTGCACAACGCCCCTTGCAAGCATAGCAGTCGGCACAGACCGACCCGTCAACGGTCCGTAGCTGCCCACCCGTCGGACACGACGTAACAGCGGGAAGGTTGAAAGTCCGGCCGACTTTACTAGCGTTTCCCAGTCCGCCCGTGGCAATCTTCGCGGTTCGCTTATTCATAGGTCTTACCCTTTCGTTGTGGCGCCCGTCCGGCGCCGTGTCCCTTTCGCTACCCTGTCAACCTACACTATATATATTGACACTGTCAAACCAAACTTTACAGTTTGTCGCGGTTTAACACTGAAGTGAAGAGAAGAGAATGGGGAGATAGATAGCGCAATCGCCATGCCGGGACGGGCCTGTTGACAAAATAAACCGTCGATTTGACATCTTTTCTCCAGGGTGTGCGTTTTCACCTCGAGTGTGACATTCTGGCGTGGCGAATCTTCACATGTGACAGTGTGCCATATCACTACAGTGACAGTGTGAACTTTCACCACAGTGTGTCCCCAGGTACACAAAGGAACCCCGCGGCTGGCGCAGGGGGGGTGGGGAGAGAGTACCCCCGCCCATATCACCTATCCACACATGGGGATATAACGGGTATATGTCTCTCAGTGTCAGCCGAGATCTGACATCTTCTCAACCGTCCTTGTCTTTACTTGTCTTTTCAGAGGGGGAGGGGGGTTGACAGGTGGGTTTCGATGTGCTAGATCGTATGGGTAGGCGACCAAGGTATCGTAGTGGGGAGGATGCTGGCTTCCCACCGTGGCTCATAACCACGGCTCCGCGGGTTCGATTCCCGCCCCCACCACCAGGTTGGGGTCTCGAGCGGATAGAGCTGGGCCATCTGCCCCGGCAACGTCGACCCCTTGAGGCCCTGACACCACCCCTGAGGCTCAGGAGGAGCGATGGGTACAGGTCCTGCGGTCGCTGCGCGGAGGGCGTTGGTGGCGGAGATGTACGCTGCCGGCGCGGCTGCGCGGGAGATCCACAAGGCGGTCTTGGACCGCTGGGGCGAGGATGCCGCCGCCCTGAAGACCATCCAAGGCGACATCACCCACATCAGATCGAAGTGGCAGGAGCTCGAGCAGCTCGACGCGATCGAGTCGGCCCGGGAGACCTACGTCCGGCGCAACCGCGGCCTGCGTGAGGCGGCCATGAGCGGGAAGCAGTTGGGCAAGGACTGCCCCGAGTGCGGCCACACCGTCTACTTCGAGGACCCCCGCTACCTGAAGATCGCCGCGGACCTCGACAAGGACGCCGCGAAGCTCGACGGGGTATACCAGGAGCGCGTGACCATCACCGTCGACTCCGCGCAGGACCTGATCACCCAGCTCCTGAACCAGGTGGACAAGTACTGTGACGCCGCCACCCGCGAGAAGATCCTCGCCGGCTTCGCCGAGATCGCCGGGGACCTGGGGGTCAAGCCTTGAAGCCGCTGGCCGGACTTGAGGTCATCGACGTGGCCGGCGACAAGTTCATGGTCGACCGGGCGAAGCTCGACGAGCTGATCGCCGACGCGCTCAGAGAGGCCACCGAGACCACCACCGGAGTTCAGCCGCCCGAGGAAATGTGCTGGGGCGACGTGAAGACCATCTACCGATAGGAGCTGACGTGAAGACCCTGCTGACTCTGCTGACCCTCATCGTGCTGCTGGCCGCGCCCGCCGCCGCCGGCACCGTGTCCATCCCCATCGACGCCCAGTCCACCGCCGTCAACCACGTCTGCAACGGCGCGTTCGAGGACCAGTACAACTCCCAGAGCTGCTCCTTGGAGTACGCGATCCTCCACAAGGCGGGCATGTCCACCGTCGACCCGGACACCACCATCACGCCGTACCAGGTCGCCTACATCGGTTGCTCGAGCGACTCCAGCGAAGACCTCGTCTTCTCCTTCTGGGACCTGTACACCACGACCGACCCGGACACCCTGTACAAGATGCCCGCGTTCGTCACCTTCCGCGGCGACTCCGTCAGCACCCTGTCCCCCGGCCAGACCGCCCGCTATTACATCGGCCGCAAGGTGGACACCATCTACTTCTCCGCGGGCAAGGGTACGGTGATGTACGAATGAGGCGCCTGCTCCTGTTGATCGCCCTGCTCTCGGCCACCGCGCTCACCGCCGGCGCCCAGATCCTCGGCTCGTTCAACGACCCCGACGCGTCCGGCAACAGGGGTGGCAACCTCAAGTCCGCCGGCGAGGCCCCGTCCGACACCATCGTCGTCGGGTTCGGCGGCCACTACGGTGACTTCTTCTTCCCCAACACCCTGAGCTACACCGCCGACGACCTCGACTACACCTACGACGGTCTCGACGGCGATGTCTTCAGGCACTTCATCGTCAACTTCACTGCCAAGGACCGCAACTACAACGACGACTGGGGCCGCATGTACCTGAAGCCCCACCTCACCCCCGGTGGCGGATCGTCCGGTATCCCCTTCGCCGCCGCCGTCTGGTGGGATATCGACAAGCTGATCGACGAGGTGGCCGGCAACCCCAACATCGAGATCCTCGAAGCCTGGCTCAACGTGAAGTTCGATACCGGGACCCCGCACTTCACCGGGGCCAACTACCTCGACGACCGCTACACCGGCCTCTACGCCGTGCTGGATACCTTCAAGGTCGACGAGGCGTGGACCCCCAACGGCACCGCCGGGCTGCGGGCCGCGAACTACGCATCCCTCTCCGCGGACGTCGACTGGAACTACGCGGACGCCACGCTCGAGACCGAGTGGGCTCTGCCCTTCACATGGCGCTCGAAGGCCTACAACCAGGGCGGCATGGGTAAGTGGGGCATCCCGTCTGAGCCGGCCCTCAACGGCGAGACCGTCTCCGGCGAGCAGGAGGTCTCGATCGACTGCAAGCGCATGCTCCAGTACTACGTCGACTTCCGCCAGAAGCGCGGGATCTGCAACTCCGGGTTCTGGATCATAGGGTTCTGCGGCACCCCCTACACCAACTTCCGGCTGCACTGCGGCAGCGGGGGCGCGGCCCGCCCGGACGCATGCCCGTCCCTGATCGTCAAGCTGCGCACCAACTCGAGGCGACACGCCAAGGGCCTCTTCTTCAACAAGCCCTTCGCGTGGTCGCCGACGACCGATGATGGCTTCAACGACAACCTGGACTACGCCGAGATCATCGAGCGCGTCGGCGGCGGGCGCATGACCGCGTTCATCAATGGCGACTGGATCAACAACTCCGGCCGGCTGACCGGAGCGGACCTCGTCGAGCTGCACAACAAGGGGCACGAGATCGCGCAGCACGGCTGGGAACACCTCTTCCTCGCCAACGAAGACGAGGCGACGATCATCGCGACGCTGTCGCGGGACATGACGCTCGACAAGATGCCCGGCATCAACAAGGCCGACTCGCTCGAGATCATGTCCACGGCCGCATGGTCGAATGGGTCCTACGACCTGCTGACCGAGCAGGTGGCATACGCCCTCGGCTACGAGGCCGTGCGGGCGGCGTCCGGCAACCACTTCGGCGGCGTCTATCCCGGCGGCGGCTACGGCGACGTCCACGGCAACGACACCGACTCGGACATGCTCTGGCTCGACTTCGCCGACCAGGAAACCATCTCGATCATGGCCACGCCCTATTTCTCGACGTCGTCCATGCTGCCGCACGAGTGGAGCGACAACGACAACACCGTCGAGGCTGTGATGGAGTCCCTGCAGAACCACATCTACGACTACGTCGGGTCCAATGACTGCGACCTGTCGATGGCCATCAACTGCTCGTGGATCAGGAACGAGCCGACCATCACCCTCGACCACCAGCACGACCAGGACCCTGAGACCGGGTGGTCGCTGGTCAACTACGAGGCGTTCGCCCGGCACCTCGTGGCCCGCGGCGACTTCGCTGTCGGCGTCACCTACCGCGACATCATCGCCCTGTACAAGTCCCGCGCCGACTCGCTGACGTGGCAGTACTGGCAGACCGACCCGTCGGAGGTCCCGTGGTGAGTCAGCCGGCGACACTCTCTTCGATCCTGGCCAACGCGGTCGCCACCCGGCGTGAGGCGCCGGACGAGGCGATCCGCGGCCGGACCGACGTCAACGTGTTCGCCGAACACTGCTTCACCGATGACCAAGGCGCGTTCTTCCGGCAGGGCAAGCACCATCGGCTGCTGCACGAGTTCCGCTACAAGACCAAGCGCGGGATCATCTGGTTCCCCATCGAGCATGGGAAGACCCAGCAGGCCAAGGTCGCGCTGCTGCACGAGCTCGGGCTGCATCCGAGCTACCACTACGCCTACGTCTCCAGCACCACGACTCAGGCGGAGAAGCTCGTCGGTGCCGTCGCCCGTGAGATCATCAAGAACAACCGTCTACGCGAGGTCTTCCCCCATCTCTCCCCTCAGAGGTCCGCCGTGTCGCGGTCACTCGAACAGTGGGGCAGCTCGGCCATCCGCATCGAAGGTTGTCCTCCTGGGTCGAAGGACCCCTCACTCGCGGCCTACGGTATCGACGGGCAGATCCTCGGCTCCCGTCTGCACGGGATCATCGTCGACAACGTGCTGGACCGGAACAACACCCAGACGAAGCTGCAGCGCGACCGCGTTCTCGAGACCCTGCAGCACGAGGTCCTCTCCCGTCTGCTGCGCGGCGGGTGGATCATGATCATCGACACCGCGTGGCACATCGACGACGCCCTGCACAAGCTGTCCCGCCGGCCCGGCTGGGACCACATCAAGCTGGACGCCGAAGAGGACATCGACGGCGAGGACACCACCCTGTGGCCGGCGCAGTGGCCCATGGAACGACTGCAGGAGCGCAAGGCGGAGATCGGCCGCACGGCCTACGACCGGACCCTGCGCAACAAGGCCCTGTCCGCGTCGCTCGACCTCTTCAAGCAGATCCACCTTGACAGCGCGATGTCGCACGAGGTGCCGTGGCTGACCAGCTACACCGGCCCCGGCCCCGTCTGCACCGGCGTCGACCTGGCCGTCAAGCAGGGCGAGGAGAACGACGAGACCAGCTTCTTCACCGCCCGGCTCGACCAGCAGAGCATGCGCTACGTCGTGATGAACGTCCTCACGAAGAGGATGGGGGCGCCGGCGATCATCAAGATGATGCTCGAGATCTATCGCCGGTTCCACGCCACCATCCCAGGGTCGCTCTTCATGGTCGAGAACAACGCTGCCCAGGACTACCTCTTGCAGATCATGAAGGATTGGGACATGTTCTCGGCCGCCGGCGGATCGCCCGCGGAGTTCCAGTCGATCCAGCTCCGCGGCTTCGCGACCACCGTCAAGAAGTACGATCTCGAGTTCGGTATCCCGTCGCTGGCCGCAGACTTCGAGATGGGCCGCTGGTCGGTGCCGGACCACGAGGAGACCCGCGAGTGGTATCAGGACATGATCCGCTGGTCCCCCGACGCACACACCGGCGACCGGCTGATGGCCTCGTGGTTCTGCCGCGAGGGCCTGCGCACCCCGCTACCCAACATTCGACCCGTGTGAGGTTGTAGATGAACTGGAAGCAGAAAGCATGGATCGCGAGGGCGGGGTTGATCCGGGGATTCTCGAAGCTTCTCACGTTCGACCTGAACTCGCTCTTCCTGACGGGCAAGGAAGTCCCCTACGCTTCGGTCACAGGCGGGGCCGACGTCAGCAAGGCCTACAAGCAGGCCCAGTGCGCGTACTCGTGCATCCGCAGGATCGCCACCGACGTCTCTGGCGCCCCGATGGTCTTCCTGTCCGACCCCGACGACATCAAGTCGAAGGCGCCGGCGGACCACAAGCTGCCGCGGCTCTTCGCCAACCCCGGCCCTGGCAGCACCCAGTCCCAGGCCATGAACCTCTTCGTGACCTACGTCCTGCTGCGCGGTGATGCGTTCCTGCCCACCGACTCGCTGGCCGAACCGTCGCAGCTCTACGCCCACTTCGACCCGCAGCACTGGAAGGCCATGACGCGGAACGACGAGGGGCGCGAGGAGCTGGTCGCGTGGCAGTACCAAAACGCGAACGACGAGATGACCCGGCTGGCCGGCGACGTCATCTACCACAAGCTGCCCAGCCCCTACGACTCGTGGCGCGGCCAGTCGCCGCTGGAGGCCGCGTCCTACGCCGTCTCGATCGCCGCCGATGGCCCGAAGTACCACGCCAGCGTCGTCGACCGCGGCGGGGAGCGTGGCATCACCTACAAGACGCCCATGGTCCTGACCGACGACCAGTACAAGCAGCTCAGGGGGCGGCTGAAGTCCCGGCGCAAGGGCGGCGGCCAGGCCCCCGAGGACGTCATCCTCGAGGGCGGCATGGACATCATCCCGCCGTCGTTCACGTCCGCCGACGTCGACATCCTCGCCCTGCTCGGCCCTGCGAAGGAGGACATCTGCCAGGCCTTCGGCATGTCGCCGACCTTGATCGGTCAGGCCAACGAGTCGAACTACTCGACCTTCCGCGGATACCTGAAGATCTACTGGCTGCAGAACCTCGTCCCGTTCATGCGAGAGCTGCAGGAGTCCTTCGATCGATTCACCGTCCCGCACTTCGGACTGTACACCCGCTTCGACCTCTCGAAGGTGGAGCCGCTGCAGGACTACCTCGACGACCGCCGGCAGACCGCCACCGCGTTCTACAAGATGGGCGTCACGCCCAACGAGCTGAACCGCCGGCTGAACCTCGGCTTCGCCCCCGAGGGCATCATCGGCGGCGACGAGGTCCTCGTGAACCTGTCACAGGCCCCGATGTCGGCCGTGGTGGCCGGCGCGACCGTCGACGCGCTGCTGTCCCGCAACCAGCAGCAGCAGACCGCGAACGAACCTGATAAGAGCCTGCCGGATCACAGCACCATCGAGGCCCGGGCGGCGTCTCTCGCCCTCGCCGTCCCGCACCAGCGCAGGCTCTCCAAGATCGCCAAGACCGCGAAGACGGCCCTGCGGCAGAAGCTGCTGGCCATGAAGGAGGGGGAGCAGGGGGGTGGCGCCCTCTACGACATCCTGGCCGCGGCGAAGAAGAGCGCCCAGGCCCAAGGTATCGCCCTCGCCCTGATGTCGGCCGACGAGGGGTGGACCCTCGACGACGCGCTGGCCGCGGCCCGGCATATGCCCTTCCACGAGCGTGAGGCGGGGAGGCTGTCGCCGTCCGTCGCGCTGCAGACGCTCACTGAGGAGATCGAGCCTGACTCGATCGGCCCCGAGCGGATGCATGGGTTCAACGCCGCCATCAATCTCGTCTCGCCGGTGGTCAACGAACTCGTCCAGAGCGCGGCCAGCCGCGGGTTCGAGGGGCGCGTGGCGACCATCACCTGTCACAACGAAGAGGAGCAGACATGTTCGTCAAGCTGAAGGACGGGAATCTCCTGTTCGACAAGTTCATCAACGTCGACGCCGACGAGGGGACGCTGCCGGTCGAGGGCCAGAAGGGCCTCGCCATCGCATCCACCCAGGACGAGGACTGGGATCGTGATATCATCTACCACCTGCCGAACGACAAGGGCGCCGGGTGGCAGCTCGACCTGTTCAACGCCCACGGCCGCATCCTGTGGATGCACGACCACATGATCCCCGCCATCGGCAAGGGGACCGCCCGCATCGACGAGTCCCAGAAGGTGCCGCGACTGCTGGTCGAGTACGAGTGGGACCTGACCGACCCGCTGGCGCAGAAGATCGCCGGCAAGTTCGAGCGCGGCTTCCTCGACCAGTGGAGCGTCGGCTTCATGGCCACGGTCTACGAGGTCGCCGAGGATCGCGACGACGGCAAGAGTTGGTGGCCGCCCTACGACATCTTCGAGGCGACCCTGCTCGAGAACTCGGCCGTGAACATCCCGGCCAACCCGCACGTCGGGACGGTCGAGAACGCGATCACCGCCAGCAAGGGGCTGCTGCGCAACTACGCCCACATGCTGGCCGACGAGTACAGCGACGACTCCGCGATCGCCGACGCGGTCGCCGAACAGGCGTACTTCCGCGAGGAAGTCGAGGAGCGTCTGAAGACCCTGGAGAAGGCTGTCGCGCACGGGCAGGTCGATACCGACCGCGCCGTGGACGACATGGAGACCCACCGGGCGCGGTACGACGAGGCACTGGGCGGGCTTGCGAAGGCCCTGCATCGCTTCAACACCGCAGTCCGTGGATAGAAGACGAGTACACCCGTCCCGAAAGGACACGACCATGACCGACCAGAATCCCACCCCGGCGCCGGACGAGGCCCCCGTGGTCTTCGAGGGAAGCCTCGAGGAGCTGCAGGCCCTGTCCGCGACCATGAACACCGCCGCCGCCCGCGTCGAGGAGGTGTCCCACCAGGTGGAGGACATCGCCAAGCGCCAGGCCGAGCAGGGCGAGGCCCTCACCAAGGGCCAGGCCGACCTGCTGGCGTTCAAGGACCTCTTCTCCAAGAAGTACGGTCCCAGCGGCATGAAGGACGTGGCGAACGAGATCAACCAGTTCGTCTGCAACCTCTACCACACCCGCCACCCGATGGGGACGCCGACCAAGGCCGCCGCCGGGTTCGGCAAGGACTACACCACCACCACCGACGCCACGGCCGGCTACCTGATCGACGACGTGCTGGCGAAGGAGATCTTCGAGCTCTCCGACGTCTACGGCAAGATCATCAACCGGATCACCAACTTCACCGTGGCCCCGGGCACGACCATCAAGATCAACCGCGAGCTGGCGCAGATCACCGCCGGCTGGCGTTCCTCGACCGGCGCCGCCGTCGACGAGGGCGCGAACATCCCCGCGGCCACCGGCGGGACCTTCGCGCAGATCTCGATGGAGCCGTTCCTGATCGGCACCCGGTTCGTCACCTCGAACGAGATGCTCGAGACCCCGGGCCTCGGCTTCGGTGCCTACATGGCCCGCAAGGCGGCCCGGGCGATCATCCGCAAGCGCGAGGAGTCGATCCTGAAGGGGACCCACGGCGGGTCCGCGAACGATCCCCCGAGCGACGGCCTGACCCAGGACAGCAACATCACCGACCTGACCGACCTGTCGGCCAACACTGCCGCGCAGCACCTCGCGTTCATCGCGAACTGCGTCGCGGCCTACGGCCCGCTGGAGGACACCGTCGACAACGTGCTGCTGATCCCGAGCGCGAAGTACTTCGGCCTGGCCGGCGAGACGGTCAACGCCAGCAACGCTGCGTTCATCTGGGCCAACCCGCGGGAGAACATCCCGACGATGCTGTTCGGCTACGAGCTGATCCACCACAACGACATGTACGACGGGACCGACTACCACATCGCGTGTGGTCCCCTCGACACGATCGTGGAGATCCTCTCCGGCCAGCTCTCGATCGGGTTCAACCCCTACGGCGACGGCTGGGACACCAACGAGACGTCGGTCCGCGTGTTCACCCACGCGAACTACCGCACGGTCAGCCCGGCCGTGTGGCGTCGCGCCCAGTACGCCTAGACCCGGCACCGGCTGGCGGTGTTGGCGTCAGAAGGCCGGATTGCCGGCTGGTCCTGAAGGGGCGGGGGGGACGCTCACCCCCCTCGCCCCGAGCAAGGAGAAGAGATGTCGAGGACGAACCTGGCCAGAGGCTTCAAGCGGATTCCCGTGCTGCACGACGTGGAGCGCGTGAACCTCGCATTGGGCTGCAACCGGGTCGCACTCGAGTCTCCGAGTGAGCGTGTGAGTCTGGCCGCGGGCGACGGCAGGATCGACCTCCACTCCGAGGGCGATGCCATCGTCGGCGTCCCGGCCGATCCGCATCCGGGCATGACGACATACAGCGCGTCCCCTGAGACCCACACCCCGGCCACGGCCACGGTCACCACGACCGCGACGCTCGAGGGGCCGCAGTGGCCCGCCTCGGGGTACAGGCAGGTGGCGTTCCGGTTCACCGACGTGAACACCGGCGTCACGTTCACCACGGGGTGGTCGAAGGCGAAGGCCAACCCGACCCACTCGACGCCCACGTCCCTCTCGGGGTCGATCTACATCGAGAGGACCTACGATCGGATCGAGTACTCGATCAGGGAGAAGGAGACCGAAATCGTGATCTACGACTGGGCGATCATCGCCGGGGCGTACATGACCATCCAGGGCTTCGAGACCGAAGAATAGGAGCGAGAGATGAAGAGGGTGAAATCAGTCGTCGGTGCCACGGGCCGTGCGCTGCTGTTCAGGGCGAAGCAGGTCGACGGCACCGTCTATGACCTGACTGATCTGACCGTCACGCTCAAGGCCGGCAAGGACAGCGACGACGCCAAGATCGACGACCAGGAGTGTACCGTCACCGATGAGTCCAACGGGCTGTTCGAGTACACCCCGCTGGCCGCCGAGTGTAACGAAGCCGGCGTCTTCAACGCCCGCGTGAAGCTGGACAACGGCTCGACCATCGACTTCTTGGAGAAGATGGAGATCGAGTTCGAGGAGGAGATCTGATGCCGATCACCATCACCAGCGACCCGATTCTGGAAGTCAGTGAGCTCAAGGAGATCACCGGAATCAACTCCGACACCAAGGCGACGGTGTTGATCAACTCGGTCTCGAAGAAGTTCCTGAACTTCACCCAGCGCACCCACATCAATCAGGCTTCAGCGCCGATCGAGGAGTTGTCCCGCGGGGACGGCACCAGTGTGATCTGGCTGCGGGCTTACGCGACCAGCGTGACCGAGGTCGCCATCATGTCCGACGGGGCCGCGTCGACCACCTACAGCTCGTCCGACTACGGCGTGGACGCCGACGGCCCGCGGGTGGTGCTGTACAACGTGGCCACCCCGATCAGCGACGCCGAGGACAACGTGCGGGTCACCTACACGCCCGGCTGGGACGAGATCCCCGGCGACATCATCCTGGCCGCGCTCGAGCAGATCATCCACGAGCGGGACCGGCTGGCCGGCAAACAGGTCGGCATGACGAGCGAATCGCTCGGGAAGCACACGGCGTCCTACGAGACCGGCGGGCTGCTCGAGTCCGTGCAGGACGCTTGGCAGCCCTACAGGATCATGAGGTAGACATGGAGCTGACCACCACACTCACGATGTCCCCGGCCCTGAAGCGCATGCTCGGGGACAGGTTCCCGTCGCTGGTCATGGCGCGGATCTACCAGGCGACGTCGTCGGTGATGTGGAAGGTCCTCCGCCACCACCAGAAGAAGCACATGCGCCCCTACGCCGGCGCCCGCTCCGGGCTGGGGATGCTGAACATCCGATCCGGTGACCTGATGAACTCGTTCCGGGTCCGGGTCCGCATGAACAAGTCGAAGAGGACCGTCCGGGGCGAGTATGGCACCCACAAGCGACGCTGGCCCATCCTCGAGCGCGGTGGGATCATCTGGGGCAACCCCTGGCTCACGGTCCCCCTGCGCGACGGGCTGCCCACTGCGGCCAATCTGAGGTCCATGGGGCAGACGTTCGTCCGCCGGTCCCGCAGCGGGAAGTTGCTCATCTGGCGCCGGCGGGGTAACATGGCCCCGGAGCCGGTCTACATCCTGAAGCAGAGCGTGAAGATCGAGGGCCGGCGGACCCTGGAGCAGACGATGAGCGAGATCAAGAAGAAGGGCGCAGAGGAGATCACCCGCGCCGTCCGGCTGCTCTTCACGAGGGGATTCTGATGGTCAAGAAGGTCGAGTACAACGTTCGCTACCTGCTCCGCCGGGCGATCCGCCGGCAGCTCGAGACGATCCAGCGGGCCAACGGGTACAACACCGACCCGATCATCTCGCAGGATTACAGGCACCCCGACAAGGAGGAGGTCGTGATCTGGGTCGACTCCGGCCCCGAGGTCTTCGAGTCGCAGGACATCTCGCAGGGGGCGCAGTGCGCGTTCCAGATCCTGATCACCGGGATCGTCCACGTCGAGCCGGACGGCGACGATGAGCAGGTGGAGGCAGTGCTGCAGGACATCCGGACCTGCATCTCCTCATACGTCGAGGACATCCGCGACGACATCACCATCGACGAATCCGGAAGCAAGATCCAGCCCATGTTGATCTGGGGGCAGTGCGACACGGACCAAGGTCTACTGCGCGACGAGAACGAGGCGATGGTCGTACAACCCCTGATCGCCACCTACATCAACGGACCGGAGTGGTAATGAAGAAGGTCAAGAACGTGCGCCCCTATCCGGTGAGCGGCCCTGGCGGTACGGAGGTCGGACCCGGGAAGATCATCTCGGTCCCCGACTGGTTCGTGCCGTCGACAGCGTTGGTCCTCGTCGAGGAATCCGCGTCCTCGAAGAAAAAGACCACGAAGAAGAAGACGCGGAAGAAGCCCCTCCACATCAAGAAGTGAGGTGATTCACGATGACGGATTTCATTGGCAACCTCGGCGGTATCCAGATCTCGGCGGAGTCCACCTGGAACTGGCCCGTGACCCCCGCGATCGAACTCTGGTGCATCGGATCGACTCTCAAGCCCACGCACGAGATCATCGAGACCGAACACCTGTCGTTCGCGCCGCAGAACTTCACCGGCTACACTCCCCAGTACTCGCTGGGCGAGATCACGAGCCACTTCACCTTCGACACGGCGATCATGACGCCCATCCTCGGCAATCTCGCCGCGGGCGCTGCGGACGTCTACACGATCGGCGAGGTCTCGACGCCGGACAACCCCGGTCTGTCGATCCTGCAGAATACCGGCGGCTCCGCGGGCATGGCCTACACCCACACGGGCTGCAAGATCAACCAGCTCACGATCGACGTCGAGCCGAACAAGTACCCGAAGCTCACCATGGCCGTCATCGGCGGCACCTGCGCGGTCGGCACCCCGGCCACGATCACCCTGCCGGCGATCAGCCAGATCGCCCATCACTCGGACTTCGCGACGATCACCTACGCCGGCGGGACGACCCTCGGTTGCCGCAGCGCACAGGTCACGATCGAGCGACCGCTGTCCGGTGCCGACAGGACCTTCGTCGGCGCGTCCACGCTGACCGAGCCGGTGCAGACCGGCCCGTTCAAGATCGGCGCCACGCTGAACGTCGACCTGTCCGACACCACGGATCGCAACTCCGAGGCCGTCCTGGAGCTGTTCCGCGCCGGGACGACGCTCGGCACGATCTCGCTCGGCAGCGGCATCAGCCTGACCAACTGCCGCATGGTCGGCGATTGGCCCAGCCTCGGCGAGGGCATCCAGCAGTTCCCGATCAACGTGGTGGCCACGGAGATCGAGATCGACATCTCGTAACCAACGAGGGGGGGCCGGGTCCCCCTCTCCACCAACAGGAGTGAGCGATGAGCAAAGCTGCCGAAATCAGGGCGAAGAACACCCTGACCCATGAGGTCAACGGCACGGAGTACGTCTGCCTGCGTCTCTCCGGCCAGGCCGCCATGCGATGCTTCGGTGTCGCCGCGGTCGTCAGCATGGTCGACGTCGCCGGTGCGACCGAAGACGAGATCGCCTCGAAGCTCGAGGAGCGGTCCGCCGAGATCAACCAGCACGAGATGGCCCGCATCTGCGAGCTGGTGCTGAAGGAGTGCATGCTCGACCCCGCGCTGGGCGACGAGTTCGACGAGGCCACCAACACCATCACCCTGCGGGACATGTGCGACGACGCGCAGGAGCTGTTCGACAAGATCTGCTCCACCGCGGGGATGCTCGAGGGGAAGGATTTTACGACCTCCTCGCCGGCCCAGAAGGCGACACAGTAGCCCTGCTGGTGGACGCGCTGGCGAGTAGGTACGGAAAGATGCCGCACGAGGTGCTGGCCCTGGGTCCGCTCGAGATCTCCGTGGCGTTCAAGGTTCTGAGCATCGCCAAGGAAGAGGAGAAGAGGCAGATCCATGAGCAATCCCTATAACCTGAAGATCACCTTCAACTCCGACGCCAAGGCCCTCCTGCGCGAGGTCAAAGAGCTGCGCGTCGAGATGGAGAAGCTGAAGAAGGCGTCGAAGACGTCTACCAGCCAGGCGGACAAGGGTGCCAAGCAGGCGAAGGGGTCGATCGGTGCCCTGGCCGTGAAGGTCCTGCGCCTGCGGGCCGGTCTTGTCGTTATAGGCCTGGTCGCGAAGCAGGCGTTCGACATCATCGTTGGCGGGTCGATCAGGTCGCAGCAGGAGATGTTGAAGGCCCACGCCGCGGCCCAGCGGCTGGTCGCCGAGATCCAGACCCTCACGGTCAACAGCTCATCGTCCTATCAGATCGGCCTGACCCGCGAGCTGCGCGACCTGAGCGTGGAGTTCGGTCAGACCTTCCAGACCATGGCCAAGGCGAAGTACGACGTCGTCTCGGCCGGCTTCACCGGCATCGCCGAGTCCACTGAGCTGCTGCGCGTGTCCGCGAAGGGCGCCGTCGCCGGCGTCACCGACGTGGCCACCTTCTCCAAGTTCCTCGCATCGTCCCTGCGGGCATACGGCGAGGAATCGAACATGGCCGCGGACTACGCGGACATCATGTTCACGACCGTCCAGAAGGGCGTGACCACCATCCCCGAGCTGGCTGGGGCCCTCGGCCGAGTGACCCCGCTGGCCAATGCGGCCGGCGTGTCTTTCGCGGAGCTGGGTGCGCTGATGGCGACCCTAACCGCGAAGGGCCTGAAGACGCAGGAGGCCGCGACCGCGGCTCGGGCTCTCTTTTCGCAGCTTGTTGGCGGGTCCGAGGAAACGCGGGAGCGGCTCAACGATCTTGGCATCACCATTCGCGGTGGCATCGTCCCCGCGCTGAAGGCGATCTCCGAGGCCGGCGGCGACGACGCCGAGTTCCTGCGCGGCATCCTCGGCAACATGCGAGCGTACACCGCGGCGGCGTCTGCTGGTGCCGACGGAGCCAAGCTGTTTGGCGAGAACATGGACTACATGGCCAAGCGGGCCGGGAACGCCGACAAGGCCTATGCGATCGTTGCAGAGACGATCGCCGTGCAGTCCGATAGGGTCGCAGCCGCGCTGGCCAACATCGACCAGGCCGGCGGCGAGGCCTACGGCCGGGAATTCCTCAAGCGGTCAGAGGGGATGATCGATGGCCTGAAGGAGCTAGAGGAGTCAGCGAAGACGGCGAGCATCGTGGTCGCGCCGGCGATGGCCCGATTCAACGAACACTGGACCCTGCTGAAGGCCAAGACCAAGATCTTCGGGACCTACCTGTCGACCAACTTCATGGAGATCCTGTCTTGGCTCGTGGAGGGGCTGGACAATGTCGTCGGCGCCATGATGAAGCTGAACGAGTGGTATGTAAACCTGATCGGGAACATCCACCGCTTTATTACCGGCGGCGGCGTGGCGGCGACAGAGGACCACGCCGCCGCCCTCGATGACCTGGCCAACTCCGCGAAGTTGGCCGATGAGGCCACGGCCAGACTGTGGGCGGAGGGCAAGTCAGCAACCGGGTTCCGCGTCTTCGTCAGCAAGATGGCCCGACTGAAGGAGGCTTTTGACGAAGGTGCCATCCCCGTCAATCGATACAAGGCCCTGTTCGATAAGTTCACGGCGTCGTTCCTTGAGAACGCCAACGACTTCGAGAAGGCCGCGTTCATGACCCTCGCCGGGCTTGAGGGCTTCGAGGGGCTGGAGCTGGACAAGGTCGTCGAGACCTTGATGCTGCAGGCGAAGAATGCGAACGTCCGCAAGGCCGCGGAGATCCTCGGGGTTGAGCTGGCTACGCTGACGACCGACGGGTTCGGCTACGCGATGGAAGATGTTGGCCCGACCGCGCTGGGCGAGGGGCTGGTCATGATGATCAGCAAGCTCCAGACCACGGTCGCGAACGCGAACGAGAATGGCGCCGGGATCTCGCTGGACATGGCCCGTATCCTCGGGACTGACTTCAGTGACGAGGCTGCACTGCGTGACCTGAGGGCGTACCTCGACTCTCTCCGCGCCGAAGCCGCGAAGTACGGGAAGTCGACGGGGAAGACGTGGCAGGACCGCTTCATGAGCCAGCTCTCCGGCGTGGCCCGCGAGCTGAGTGTTGAGTTCGGCGAGTCGTTCACCATCGGAGACGAGGCCACTGTTCAGTCCGCGATCAACGAGCTTCGCCAGAACCTCATCGACCAGGGGCTCGGCGACGTGATGGCCGAGCTGGAGTCTCTCTACGGCATCAAGATGGAGAACATCGTCGACGAGGAGGGCGGTCGCGCTGCGCTCGACCTGTTCAAAGAGACCATGCAGCAGGCCCGGCGGATTGCCCGTGACGCGCTCGACGGGATGCGGGGGGACGTCGACGTGGTGGTCGGCGTCCTTGACGAGCTGCGCCGGAAGGTGGGCGAGGATGTCATCCCGACCATCGACGAACTGGAACTGGCCCTGGACCTCTCCGGCTCCGCCGAAGAGACTGTCGAGATCATCCGGCAGATCGTCTCCCTGATGTACGAGCTGGGCCGGGAGACCGACGAGATCACCAACGCGGAGACGTGGGAGGAGCTGATCCAGGCCCTGAAGGGCGCCCGCGACAACATACAGGCGTCCAGCGATGCGGCTGAGGACCTTGGGGACTCCATCACCAGCGGAATCACCAACACCCTGAGTCAGGCCGGTTCTCGGTGGGTGGAGTTGATGGCCTCCGGCAAGGGCGGGGCGGTCATGCTGGGCAACATGATCCGGCAGGTTCTGGTCTCCGCGATCATGGACTACATCGCGAAGCTGATCGTCGCGAACACGCTTCAGAAGGCCCTCTTCGCCATCGGGCTGAAGGGGGGCGGCGAGGTGCCGAGGCACAATCGTGGCGGGCTGGTGGCGCCGATCAGGGCCGCGGCCGGCATGATCGTGCCGAACATGGTGGGGTCGCAGGCCGGCGCGGATTCCGTCCACGCGCTCTTGATGCCCGGCGAGGGCGTCATCAAGCGGCACACGATGCAGCGGCTGGAGAACGTGATCGGGCTCCTCGAGCAGGGGTCGCGGTTCGGCGTCCCGCACTTCCAGTCTGCGGACGGGGCCACGACCATCGTGAACAACTTCAACATCGCCCGGCCGCAGGGGCGGTCCGACTCCAACGAGATGGCCCTCACGGTCGATGACATGAACCGCGAACTCGAGCGAAGGCGCTACTGATGTCCACCGCCCCGGCAGCCCGATACAGCATCGTCGCCGCGGACCCCATGGTCGAGGCGTCCCCGAACATCGACTACGACGCCGGGTCTGAGATGGACAACGTCCATGACGAGGTGCCCCTGGTCAACGCATTCGGCCGGCCCTGTGGGATCGTCGTCGGCGATCGGCACGGCAACGTCGACAGCCACTACACCTACCTCAACGGGGACCGGGCGTCGGTGCGCGACTCCTATGGCGATCACGAGCTGACGATTCGCTGCAGCCACCTCCCCGCCGCGGTTCGCCGGAAGCTGGACATGTGGATGCAGCGCAGGACCCCCGTCATGTTCTCGCCGGGCTTCGGCTCCCACAGCGAGTTCGCCTACCGTCCCCTGCGCCAGCTCAACGACACGAACTACGATCTCACCGGCCGGCACGTCATTAAGTGCGCGTCGGACTCGGATCTCGGCTTCGTGTGGGACGACTGGAATGGGCGTGGCGCCGGCGTTGGCCTCACGTCCGACCCGGACAAGCCGCGCTTGGTCATGCTGCCCTACGGAGGCGCCGGCCAGGTCTACGCCAGCAACTACAGCAACGGAGCGACCAAGGGCTCTCCCGAGTACGGCGACATCGGCTGGGGCATTACTGGCTCCGGCGTGACCGAGACCCTCATCACCGGCGGGTTCGGGCAGGTGAACGCCCCCGACTCCGTCCGCTGGCAGGGCGATGCGAGGGATACGGACAGGACCTTCATGACGGGGGGCACTGTGCCCGCGGGGCCCGGCGTGTGGGACGCGGTTGTCTGGATCAAGGGCCGGACCACGCAGGACGCGGAGGTCTTCGCCTACAACAACATGTCCGACATCGACGTCGTGGAGATTGGCGGCATGGATCTCGGGGGCTGGACCCCGATCCGGCTGCGGGGGACCACCTACAGTGGCACGAGCGTGCTGTTCGCCATTCGCATGAACGGGACCACGGGCGTGAACGAGACCTTCGACATCCAGGTCGGCGCCATCAGGATCTCCGGCCGCACCGTGGGGCAATATTACTCGCCCCTGTGGCTGCCGTGGACGAAGACATACGACACTGAGCAGCGGGACTCCGACTACGTCGACTCCGGCAACCTCGAGTACCCGCGATGCGGGACAGCGTTCACGTCGTTCTGGGTGCCGGAGTGGTTCGACCCGGACACCTGGCATGACATCGGGCTCTGCAGCTACGGGTCTCTGTATGCGGGGTCAATCCGAATCATCAATTACTCGGCATCGCCGTACTGCCGCGTGGCGTGGAGGGCGAACGAGTCGACGAACATCGCGGCGAGCTTCACTCCGCGGCTTGGTGCGATGAACACGATCGGCATTTCCTACAACTCGTCGACCGCAACCCTCTACCTCAACGGCGAGGCCGCGATGACCGAGGTCACCGGCCAGTACGACGTCGAGATGCCGACCGGCGAGACGTTCTATCTCGGCCGGGGCCGGAGCGAGAACTGCGCGTGGCCGTTCCTCATGAGCCAGTTCCGGCTCGAGCGAGAGCAGTGGGACGCCAACCGGCACGCGGACGAACACTTCACCGCCACCGACCCATTCACGATCGGCGGCATCGTTGCGGCCCGCGGCCGCGAGTACGAGATCGTGTCCGTCCCCAGCACGAAGGTCCTCGCCGGCGGCGGCGTGACGATGTGGTCCGGCAACATCAAGCTCAGGCAGATGCAGTATCGGAAGTACCTGTCGGACATCACGAGCTGCGAGGGAGATTACCTGTGAGCGCGAACAACCCGTCCGCCGTCTTCAGCGTGGTCAGGGATGCCCTGCGGGCGGACGACAACGACCAGTCTCTGGCCGCCACCGGGGCCACCTGCGCCGACTTCCACGAGACCGTCGAGCTGGTCGACCCGCATGGCCACGGCTGCGTGAACCCGGGCAGCATCAACATCCGCACCATGGACGTCATGCACGAGCTGTCCGGCGGCGGCCGCGACCGCTTCCAGCGGGTCCACCCCTACAAGATCTCGGTCCCCTGTACTGGCCTCTCTGGCGCAGCCCAGGCGTCCCTGCGGCGGATGATGCTCAACCGCGACCTCGTCCTCTTCTCGCCCGACTTCGGTGAGCATACCTCGATGGCGTGGTACGCCGGGCTGCAGGACGCCGACCTGATGGGCAACGACCTGACCAACACCGGGAACGGGACGAACGACTTCATGTCTCACGTCTGGGACGACATGATGGAGACGCCGGTCATGCGCCGGTTCAGCGACAGCCGGCGGCTGGTGGCCACGCCCTTCGGCGGCGGCATGGTCGGCGAGCGGGCACACGAGAACGAGTCCAACCCCTACTCCTGCTACCCTCTGAGCGCGACGGCCGACGCATCCGGCGCCGGGTGGACGAAGAGTTCCAACCTCACGTTCGAACTCGTGACCGATGGCTTCGGCGACAAGTACTGTTCCAACAGCCTGCGCGTGACCGGCGCCCCGACGACGGCCGACCGCTACATGATCATGGACATCGCCCCGGGCGTGGGCGCTGACGACCGGATCTGCTTCTCGTTCTTCATGCGCGGCCAGGTCCCGTCCGGGGCCAGCGTCTACATTCGCGACTACGAGGGCGGGACCAACAACATCGTCGAGCGGATCTACTTCGACGACGCCGGCTACGACTTCTCCGACTGGCAGTGTGTCCGCATCACCGCCCAGAAGTCATGGGTCTTCGACGGTTCGAACCTTCCGGACGTTGTGCTGGCCCTGCGGTCAGACGGCACGGCGGAGGCCTGTGACTTTGAGGTCGCCGCATACACGACCGTCTGCCGATCCGAGAGCTACCCCCAGTGCTGGCCGAACTGGGTGTACCCCGGGCTCTGGACGCGGACCGCGGACACCGTCACGATCGACAGCTACTACCCCTATCCCTTCACCCTGAACTACTCGTTCTACGTCCCGCCGTGGTTCAAGTCCTACGAGGGGAACCTCCAAACGAGGTACTTCATCTGCGGCATGCTGCAGGTCAACGCGGCCACGAACACGGCGAAGCTCAACATCTCGCGGGGGACCGAAGAGGGGGAGCTGTATGTCTCGTTCCCCCATTTCTACGACGGGGACTACCGGACCCTGAACGGCTACTTCCCGTTCACGCCGGGCGCAGCTCACGTCATCCAGGTCGTGTGTGGCTGCAACGAGCAGGCCCTCTATGTCGATGGGAACCTGATCGAGGGCGTCACCGACGCGGCCGGACAGGGGTGCAACATCCCCGAGGCCGAGATCGAAATCTGTCGCGAGGCCTACGGCTCGTGGCCGCTGGTCCCGCTGGCCGTCCGGGTCGACGCGAAGCTGATGTCGGCCGACGAGATTGCCGACACGGCGGTGAACATGACGAACACCGGCGCCCTCGAGGTGCGCGTCCCCGCCCGCGGCCGGAAGTTCCGCGTCACGGCCATCCCCACGCGGCCCTCCGCCAGCTACGGGGAATTCGCGTTTGACGGAATGCTGGAGCTGGAGCAGTTTGAGTACGACGAGGATCTCGCGGACTACACCTGCAAGGAGGCGACGTAGATGGCCTTCACGGATGTCACGGGGCTTGCCCTCTCCCACATCACCGGCCCGATGGACTTCTTCCATCAGGTGGCTCTCTATGACCACGACGCGCTCTCGTCGCCGGTGGGCAGCCCGACCTGGTTGAAGACCAACGACCAGGGCACCTCCCCCACCTATGACATCCGCCCCCTTTTGATGGCCATGTACACCGACGATGCGGCGGTCCCGGGGGCGAACGAGCCGTGGTATCTGGTGAACATCAGCGGCAGCTACGACCTCGAGATCCAGAACGACGACACCGACGTCCTGACGGTCACCGCCGGGAACCTGGCCACGATCTATCGGTCCTACACCCTGGAGGGGCTGAAGACAGGCACGGCCACGATCCGGCTGGTGGCCACGGACAGCGGCACGCCGATCTGGACGAGCGACGACATCACGGTCAGGGTGATCGGCGACAGCCTGTTCACCGCCGAGCAGGAGGCCGCGCTGGCCGCGCATGCCGCGGTGGCCCAGAAGTGGAGCATCCGGCTGAACGATCCCGCGGAGGACCTCGTGGTGATCCACGACGAGACCGACCACGGCGGGCTGCGCACCGTGACCGACAAGGGCTCACGCACCTACGCCGCGGTGAACTTCAGCCGGGCGGACAAGGACAAGCTGCAGTCCACGAAGTATGGGATCACGGTCACCAACTCGAGCGGTCGGTTCGGGACCGAGGCGGCGGACAGCTTCTTTGAGGGCGACCTCGACTCGTACAACCCGTGCGAATGCCGGCTGCTCCACCAGATCTACGTCGACATCGACGGCGAGTGGGACGAGCTGGAGATGCTGTCCTATGAGGGGCTGATCGACAACATCAAGTTCCGCACCGAGAAGGGCGAGGCCGAGATCGAAACGGAGGAGCTGGCTGGTTGCTTCTTCCTGCGGACCAAGTTCACCAGCGACCACGGGGACGTGAACGACACGCACTACGACACGGACGACCTGTAGGAGGCGCAGTGTATTGCATCGGTGAAAAGTTCTACGCCGACGAGGGGGTCTACGAGCGGTGGAATGCGACGTGGGTTGATGACCCTGACCTGGTCACGGACTACATGACCGGCGCTGGCCCGGACTACCTGTCCACGCTCATGTTCTACAACTTCGACCACATGTTCCAGGCCCCCTACTCCGACAACCCGGAGGAGCTGGGCCTGCCCTATAACGGTGGCTTCTTCTACATGGAGAACGACGTCACCGGGGCCCGGCGATACGCCCTCGCCGCCGGCTGCGAGGGGCTCCCGCATACCGCGGGCCAGTCCGGGGACATGCTCCCGTTCCCGCAGTGCATCCGTCTCGACCCTGAGTTCGAATTCGGGGACCTGCCGCCCTACGATTCTGAGGCCGAGGGTGGGCCGGACATCTACTACTCCTGCTTCGACCCCTTCTGGGACTTCGGCCGCTTCAACTCCCCGTTCGTGGAGGTCACCGACGACTGCGTCGACAAGATCGGGGACACGTTCCTGTACGAGACCGGCGGGTCGATGGTGGTCACGTTCCCCGACCTGTTCCTGAGCAACTACGTCTACGAGAACTGGAGCTTCTACCACTACGAGCCGTGGGCGTGGCATGGGCCGGCCCCGCGGGTGATCGCCGCAGTCTCCTCCGCGCTCGGCGGGGGCGACTACCTCGACAGGCTGACGTTTGATCTCTCGGCGCGGGCCATGTACGAGAACCCGTGCGCCTCGTGGGGCTACGACGTGTCCGTGCCCCGCGTGATCGGCGAGACGGTGGGCAAGGTGGTGTCGGAGATCGTCCACCACACCGCCGACATGCTGTGCTTCACGATGGGCGGCAAGCTGGCGATGCACTCGAAGCAGATCCCGCTCAAGCGCCCGACCCTGACCGCGGACGACGGCGTGGAATCCTTCGAGTTCTGGATCACCCGGGACAACATCGTCAACTCGGTGGAGGCCTCCTACGGCGGCGGCTACATCGTGACCGGCTGTCACACCCGCGCCAGCCTGGGCAGCATCTCGCCGCTGTCCGTCTCTCCGCTCGACAACCTGAGCCGCAGCCCCACCGGGAAGTGGACGACGACGCTGGAGACCTCGGCCAGCCTTGAGAAGTACGGCATCTGCAGTAACGCGGTGACGAGCTTCCCCTATCTGCTTGCGCCGGCGTATGGCCTGACGCACCTGACCAGGTGGGCCGACGAGGAGTCCGAACCCCTGTACATGGCGAAGGTGGTGCAGGACCTGCGGGGGGCCGGCTATGACACCGGCTGGCGGATCGACGAGGTCTCCGTCGACAGCAACGTCCCCTCCGCGCACCGGGTCATGCGGTGCGTGAAGAAGAAGATCGACTTCAACAGTCTGAAGGTGACGTCGACCCTGCTCGAGGAGCCGATCCACGACGGGGACTTCGCCGGGCTGGCTTACGCCGGCCGCGACGGCGGCGGCGGCAAGTCGAACCCCGGGTCGGCATGGTCGAGCGGGTTCAGCAGCGGCTTCGGCTCCAACCCTGGAGAGATGTGATGGCAGACACAGAACGCACGAGGGCTGCGCTCCTCGCCCTCTTCCCCGACAACACCGCTGGCGACTGCTCTCCGCAGGATCAGCGCGACTTCATCGTGACCGTCCTGCGGACCGTCTACACGGTTGCGGCGGCGACCCACACGCTGCGCTCGGACGAGGGCGTTCTGAGCGTCAGCTATACGGCGACCGGGGCTGTGGACATCACACTGGCCACGGCCGAGAAGCTGACGGGCAGATTCGTGACCATCAAGGACGCCGGCGGGTCAGCCGGCACCAACAACATCACGATCGCGCCGGAGAGCGGCAGCGACGAGATCGACGGTGAGAAGAGCCTCACCATCAATGAGAACTACGCGGCCGTCACGCTCTACTGCGACGGGACGAGCTGGTACGTCATCTAGGAGGAGAGACATGAGCTACTTCCCGGGCAAGAGCGAGAAGGAACGGCTGATCGACATCAAGGAGGGGTCGGTCGACGGGCTCGCCATGGTGCAGAAGTTCGGCATCAACGCCGACGTGGACTCTGCGGCCGAAGAGGACATCTGGTCTGCCGGCGGCTCATACACGGGGTTCCTCGCCGCGGCGTCGACCCTGGAGCTGGTCAGCGACGATGCGAACGACGCCTCGGTCGGCACCGGCGCCCGCACCGTCACCATCTGGGGGCTCGACTCCAACTTTGACGAGCAGTCGGAGACGGTCACCCTGAACGGCACCACCGCGGTCTCGACGGCCAACGACTACATCCGGCTGTTCCGCATGAAGGTGATCACCGTCGGGTCGGGCGGCACGGCCGCGGGGACCATCACCGCCCGCGTGGTCTCCGCCGGCGCCACCCTGGCCGAGATCCCGGTTGGTTACAACCAGACCGAGATGGCCGTCTACACCGTGCCCGCCGGCAAGACGGGCTACATCATGGCGATCAAGGCCTCGGCGGCGGACGCCGGGACCAAGGCATTCGTCACGGTTGGGCTGCGGACTCGGGAGGAGGACAGCGCGTTCTGCGACAAGTTCAACGTCGTGCTGGCCACCGACGGGACCGCGGCGATCCAGAGGGACTTCGTCTGCCCGATCTCGTGCCCCGAGAAGACGGACATCATCATGTACGCCGACTCGAGCCAGAACGACACTTTCGCTGCCGGAGCATTTGACATTATCCTGAAGGACGATTGACCATGGAGATTTTCCTCGCCCAGGCCGACGCAGCCGCAGCTCTCGCCACCGAAGGCCTGAAGGGGATGCCGTGGGAGAAGCTAGGGATCGTCGGCTTCGCCTACGCCGTCGTCCATGTCGGGGCGGGGGTGCTGAAGTCCGCGCTGCAGCACCGGCTGCCGGTGAGGGCCGGCGGGACCTACGGCGGACACTGCCGGCTGCCAGCGGACACCGCCGAGAAGGTCGCCGCGATGCACACCGTGGTGACCGCCACCGAGGACGGGGCGATCCTGAGCCACTTCCCTCGCCGTCGCGTCGACGCAGTCCATGATGGGCAGAACGAGAGCCTGCTGAAGTTGTCCATGTCGCAGGAGCGCATGGTCGAGGTCCAGACCAAGCAGACCGACGTCCTCGCGGACCTGGTGACCGAAGTGAAGCTGCTGCGCGAGAAATAGGAGGGGCCATGCCGCACTTCCCGTCCGACCACTCTGCATGGGCGAGGCTGATCTGGGAGGTCGCCTCGCGCTTCAAGGTCGACCCCGCGCTGATCTCGGCGATCGTACAGGTCGAGAGCGGCGGCAACGCAGATGCGATCCGATACGAGAAGCACTATCGCTGGCTCGTGAGCTTCTCCCACGACGGCTGCTCGGCCGACACCGAGCGCAACGCACAGAAGACTTCGTGGGGGTTAATGCAGATCATGGGCGCGGTCGCCAGGGAGCGGGGCTTCAGTGGTCCGTTCTTGTCCCAGCTCTGCATCCCCCACGTTGGTCTCGAGTGGGGGACACGGCACCTGCGGCACCTCGCGGGCCGCGGCTACACGCAGCACGAGGTGATCTCGGCGTACAATCAGGGGACCCCCCGCCGGCTGCAGGACGGCTCGTTCCGCAACCAGCCCTACGTCGACAAGGTGCTGCACGAGCTCGAGGACGCGAAGGACGTCTATCACCCTATCTGAGGAGGCCACGATGTTACAGGCCCTGATCCCGATCGCCGGCGCACTGATCGCCGGTGCGGTCGGCAAGAAGACCGGCGAGAAGGTCGAGAAGCTGACCACCGTCCCGGCCCAGAAGATTCTGGCCCCGCTGCTGGCCCTGCTGGGCGCCGGCGGGACCACCGCGGTCACCGACTCCCCGGAGACGCTGACCGAACTCGGAGTGGCGGCAGGCCCCGATGCCCTGATCGCGGTCGCCCTCTACTCCATCATCAAGAACCTGGTCGAGCTGATCAGGCTTCTCAAGGAGAGGAAGTGAGCATGTACGAGTCCGCACACCCCAAGGCCGCCGGCGCCGCGCTGGTGGACCTGATCCACGCCCTGAAGGACGGCGTGGGCATCGACGACACCGACGAGGCCATGGCCCTGCTGACCTCGATCACCCAGTGCAGCGACGAAATCCAGACGGATTCCGACGCCGCGATCTTCGACATCATCAGCGGGGCCGCGGACCGGATGGCCCGTCTGCGGCAGGAGCCGCCCGAGTAGCGTTCCACGGGGAACAAGTGGCCAGAAATTGGCCACCCCGTGAGGCGCACGAGGATCGCCTGTGAGAGGCGCACCCCCGGATAGGCCCGACTGGGCGTCCGGGGGTGCGTTCGTATCAGAACGGGGGGGCCGTGGCCGCCCGGTAGGCGGCAAATGCGACACCGATGGCGTCGGCCTCGGCCTGGCTGGCGCGGATCGTCTTCGGCTTCTGCCAGTCGGTCCTGCAGCCGGCGTAGCGGATCATCGCGTCCTTGGTGGCTTGACCGTGGCCGGTGAGCGACAGCTTGACCGCGGAGGGCGAGACCAGGTGGACACTGCTCGGCCCCAGCTCTCGGGCCGCGAGGACCAGCATCCCGCCCACGAGGTTGGCGTGTTCGAGCATGGCCTTCGGGGATTTGTTGCGCATCTTGCCCTTCGCGTCTCGATACTTCGTGGCCACGTTGTACTCGATCCCGACGGCCTCGATACCCCCGACGCGCATCCATTCCTCGGCCGCAGCACAGAGGGTGAGGACGCGCATGGCGTGGTCGAGCTTGGGGAAATCCGGCATGGTGTGGGTCTGGTGGATCTTGGCCTTGCCGATGTCGGAGATCTCGATGTCGGCCAGCCCGGTGGCTCTCTTCGATGGATCGATTCCCAGTATCCGCATCGCATCCTCCATGGAAAAGCCGGGTTCCAGCGGCGACGACCGGGACCCGGCAGGCGACCTCGTGGGGGAGGTCTACTTCTTCGAGCCGGCCTTCTTCGGGGCCTTCTTCGGGGTCTTGCCGGAGACGCCGCGGGGGGCGTTCTCGGTCGGGTCCTTCGCGGCCTCAGCGGGCTTCGGCATGAACACACCGAAGCGGGTCTCGCCGAACATGTAGGCCCCGAGGGAGACGAGTTCGCACCGGACGTCCGGCATCTCCTCGCCGTCCTTGACCATGAAGATCTTGACCTCGTTCTTCTTCTCCGGGTCGCAGACGAACGAGATGATCGGCGGGTAGCCGACCACCTGCGTGATGCCGACGTACTCGGGGTCGCCCCCGGTTCCGACGACCTGCTCGGCCCCGACGGCCATCTTGTAGCTCTTCAGCTTCTTCATCGCGTATCCTTTCAGGAGTTCAGGTGAATCAGTTCGGCCACGCCCTGAGCGATGGCCTCGGCGCGGGAGTTGACGTGTCCGATGACATTACCATCCTCGGAGCTGTATTCCCAGCCCCCAGTGACGTCGCTCGTCTTCACTTCGAGGACCAGCACCTTCTCGTTGTAGAAGATCTGGATGCGCCCCTCACCCGATCGCTTCAGAACGATCGCGACCCTGGGCGGTCGCGGGGGCGTGTCCCGCGGCATCAGGAACCTCGGCTTCCACATCATCGTCTCCCTTCAGTTTCTCTATCAGTTGCTCACACTGCTCTATGGTGAACCGGGCGATGTGGGCCTCGTCCGGAGGAAGTCCCATCAGGAGCTGCAGGTACTGGTACGCTTCCGACCTCGCCATCCTGGCGGTCTCCCCCTTCCATAGGGGGTCGAAAGCGGCATGCGCCCGTCTCCTGGCCCACCAGGTCTCGGCGTTCGCGGGAATGCCGAGCGGCTCCCATGTATCTTTGTGCGCACCCACGCGGGCGTCGCACCCGGCGGTCAGGCAGAGCCAGACCTTTCCGCCGTATGAGCGGCCGTGGTAGACGTGGGAGTCGGGGAACAACCCCGTCTTCCCGTCGAGCCCCTTGGCCTCGCAGAAGGGGCAGCGTGGACCTACGACCGCCATGTCATCCTCCCCTCGGGAACATCGTCAACTGGCCGCGGGCCTCCGGCGTCATGAAGATCTCCGGGGCCATCTTGAACATCGCACAGGTGCCATCGTTCTTTACCAGGTCGTCGAGAATCGCCCGGGCGACCTCGATGTTACAGGCCTTGTAGTTGTACTCCATCTGCACCCACGCGATCGGACAGGACCTCTCGCCGAAGATGCACTTGCAGCACTGTTCGTCGAAGACCTCACCCGCCGTGCCGTTGGGGAAGTATGCCATCAGCGCCTCCAGATCTTTCGCCAGAAGACCCGGATCAGATCACCGATCGTGACCCGGGCCTCCAGATACCGGCGGTAGCTCCCGCCGAACGCATGCCGATCGTACCTCACAGCCGGATCGGGCCGCAGCGGAGGCCACCCGGGGGGCCGGGGTCGAAGGGCAGGGCGCGGGACCACGGTCCGGCCCTGTTCAGGATGTCGACGGCGCGGGCCACCACGAAGTAGGGAATCCTCGTGGGCAGCACCAGCGTCGCCGTCCCCTCATACGTCTGCCCGGGGTAGTCGGGGTGCGTGAAGGGCGCGACCGGGTCGAGGTTCGTCGCCGAGGCGATGGCCGTGGCGATCACGTTAGTGGTGTCGGTACAGGCCACGAGGTCGTAGGTCGCGGGCAGCGACCCCGTCTCCGGCGGACACCACATGAAGGTGATGGTCTCCTCCTGCGCCCACGTCGGCGGGATCTGCAGGGCCATGGCCAGCAGCACGATTGCCACGAAGGCCAGCTTTAGTCTCCTCATCTCATCTCCTCTCATCAGAAGGGAAGGTCATCATCGTCGGGACCCGGTCCGGGGGCCTCGGGGTACGACGGCTGCTGGTAGTCGCCCTGCGACGGGCCGGGGTCGCCGCCACCCTGCTGGGCGTCACGGTCCGCCTTGGTGCCGAGCATCTGCATCTCCCGGGCCTTGATCTCGGTGGTGTACCGCTTGTTGCCGTTCTGGTCCTCCCACTCGCGGGTCTGCATCGAACCCTCGATGTAGACCTGCTTGCCCTTGTGCAGGTACTTCTCGCAGATCTCGGCCAGCTTGGCCCACGCGACGATGCGGTGCCACTCGGTCCGCTCCTGCGGGTTGCCCTGCTGGTCGGTCCAGCGGTCGGTCGTCGCGACGCTGAACGTGCAGACGGGCGTGTTGTTCTGGGTGTAGCGGATCTCCGGGTCCTTGCCCAGGTTCCCCACCACGATCGCCTTGTTCACTGAAGCCATGCTACTCCTCCTCCAGTTCTTTCCTCTTGTCATGGGCCAACCCCATGGCCTTCGCGAGAGCGCAGTCGAGGCACTCGTCGGTCGCCACGATCGGCTCGTCGAACATGTGCATGAGGGTCTTCGTGTAGGCCCCGGAGGCCCCCATGCCCCGGATCGTCACGCGGAAGCCGTGACCCCACTGCTCGTAGTTGTGGTACGGCCGGGTGTTGAAGTACTCGAAGCCACCGAAGTATTCGATGACCACGAAGACCTCGTTGTTGTCGTGGAACCCCATCAGCCCGCACCCCGACCGGATCACAATCTCCGGCGAGGACTGCGCGTGGCCGTGGAGCGACCTGCATGCGGGGGTTCCGCTTTTCTTCCCCATCACCACTCCCACTTCTTGAACATCGAGTCCCACGTCTCCGGCACCACGGTGAAGCACACCGTGCCGACCCACGCGAGACCGATGATCGCCCCTGCCACAGCCGCCGTCACGATGGTCAAGATCGCGAACAGCAGCACGAAGACGACACGCCACGCGATGTCGAGCAGGTCAAGAATCGTTCGCAGCACCATCATCCTCATCCTTCTTTCGCCGAGTGATCTCCTGCCACACAGGAACGATACGGTCGCGGGTCATCTCCGAGTCGCTATAGATGTCCCACAGGATTGCCGAAACGCTGCCGCCGGACACTTGATCCATGCGGTCCCATACATCCATGAGGGCGTTCGCCCGTCTGCTCTCGTCCGTGAGAGCGGCGACAGCGTCGTCGAAGCGGGTCCGTCCCTTCGACAGTGCGAGGACCAAGCCGTCCGCGTCGATGGCCCGCTGGGGCCTCTTCGTCGACGTCTTCCCGAACAGCTTGGCCACCTTTTCGATGATCACTGAAGGCCGGCACAGGTACGGCCTCTCCTTTCTCAGTTGGGCCACGGATGCGGCCACCATGTCGCCGGGGACGTCGACCAGGTCTGAGAGGTACTCCTTCATCAGCGCGGCCGTCATCTCCTCCTTGGCGACCCGGGCCATGCCCATGATCGCCGTGACCTTCTTTCCGTCGTCCTCGCTGGCTTCGGCCATGGACTCGATCTGCATGGCCTCTGACAGCGTCCTCTGGTTCAGCGTCGCGGGCGTCGGCACCCGGCGACGATCCTTGGCTGCGTCCTTGCGCTTCACGCGCCCGGAGTGCATGGCCTCATAGTAGGCGTCCCTGTAGCCGGGATGCTCGTCCAGAACATGCTTCGGAATATCGGGGTACTTCGACGCCGCGTAATACCGCTGCGTCTGATGTGAGAACCAGCCGGGGAGGAAGTAATATCCCTCGGCGTACTCGACCACGAGCTTCGAGAGCAGTAGGGCCTTCAGGCCGCGCTCGATGTCGTCGAGCTCGACCATCCCCCATGGGAAGATCTTCACCTTGAACTCTCGGGGTGTCCCCTTCACGCGGCCGTAATCCTCGGCCAGCGTGATCAGCCCGATGTAGAGGACTTGGGTTGAGGGGTCCTGCGGAGCGAACTCTCCGTCCCCCCAGATTCCCGGGTCTAGCATTCTCGGCCTCACCCTTGGCCTCCTTGCATGAAAGAGGCGGGGGCGTCCACGGAGTTGCGCTGGGGTGAAAGGGTGAACCCCGCTCCGCAGACGGCTCCCCGCCGTACTGATCGCCAACCTACCACGTCATGCCCTTTCCGCAAGGCCTACTTGACCTTCAGCGATTCCGGCCCGCGCTTGATCACGCAGCCGCCGAACTCGAGCGCACCGCCGGACGGCAGGTTGCCCAGCAAGGGCGCGGTGTCCTCGTCGTCCTTGGCCGCGTCGAGGACCATCTTCTTCTTCAGCTTGGCGAGGGTCTTGAACTCCAGATACTCGTCGGGGATGCCCTCCAGATCGTGGCCGTCGGGCAGGTCCGCCACGGACAGCCGGCCGGGGACGCGGGTCGCGCCGTGGGTGTCGTCGCCCGCGGACATGCGGTCCTGACCGATCAGCTCGTTGAGCAGGTAGCGGCGGAGCCACTCGATCTTGTTGCGGCGGGCGTTCCTCTTCTTGATCAGCTTCGCCGCGGCGGTGTCGCAGGAGTCGGCCGACAGGGCCAGCTCCTCCATCAGGCGGACGGTGTTGGCGACCTTCTCGTCGGTGCCGCACTCGATGTCCAGCAGGGCTTCCATCTGCTCGTCGGTCATGAGGCCCTCGTCGGCCTCGATCGCGTCCCTGATCGCCTTGTACTGGATCGTCAGCTCGTACAGGTGTGTCATTAGAACAACTCTCCCTTCTTCGGTGGGCGCACCCACCAGTACTCCTTCACCTTCGTCTTCTTCAGGGTCCCGCCGACGTTGACGCAGACCTCGATGTATCGGGAGTGAATCTCGTCACCGTAGGGCCGGTCGACGCCGATCCCGTCCCTGATGTCCTTGATCCGTGCGGCCAGCCGGGTGGTGCCGCAGAGGGTCTTCGCGAACTCCGGCTCCACCCGGAAGCCGGCCAGCATGTGGTCGAGGATCAGGCGGCACTGGGTGCGGGTGATGCTCATGACCGCGCCGCCCTGTGCAGGTCCGACATGAACTCCATACTCCGAGCGTGGTCCTCCGCTTGCCGCCGGTAGACCTCCTCGTTCATCACCAGAGCCACGAGCAGGTCGTCGCGAGAGTACTTCGCCAGCGACTGTCCGAACAGCAGGGAGCCGAACGCCGTCGCCAGCAACTCACTATGCCTCTCGTCGCCAAGGATCTCATTCAGCGGTCGGTGCGGTACTGGCATCGCGGTCCTCCTTCTTTCCGGCGGCGGGGACGATGCGAAGGTCGGGTCCCATGTCGCACAGGAACCGGACGCACGGGTCGTCGCTCGGCGGGAAGTCGTGCCGGTGCCGATGCGGGCAGATCTTCGCGAACTTCGTGTACCTCACGTTGAGGGTCATCATCTCGACGGGGAAGCGTCGCTTGAACCACTCCGGCATGTGGTCCTGCTTGAAGTGCTGCCACCAGGTCGCCGGCACATAGAAGTTCCGCTCCTCCTCGACGGGGCCGGTACAGGCGAACGTCTGGCGCAGGTGGAAGGCGAAGGCCTCGCCGAGGTATCCGACCCACGGGCTGACCGACAGCGTCGCACCGCGGAGCAGCTCCTTGTCCATGCCCTCCTTCTCGACCGCCTCCTCAATTCCCCGGATCATGGCGTCGACCGCCTCCTTGGGCATCGTCGTGCGCATGTGGAAGTCCTCGAAGTGGATCGTCTTCTCGTCCATCACGCATCACCCCCGGCCGGGTGCGGGGCCACGCCCGCCTCCTTGTAGATGCGGTCCTTGGCGATCTCGCACTGGCTGACCAGCATGTCGTGCCAGCCCTCCTCGGTCGCCTGTGCCTTGTACTTCCGGTAGATGTTGTTCAGGTGCGGCAGGGCCTTGCAGGAGCCGATGTCCGCGATGATCAGCATCTGGCCCTTGTAGCCGTCCTCGCCCTTGGCTGGGGCCGGCTCGGGGGCGGGGGTCGCCGCCGGGGCGGGCGAGGTCTGGGCCTGAGGCTCGGAGGTGGGGGTGGCCTCGGGTCCATCGGGTCTGTACTCGCTCTCGCCCGCGGCGACGCGGCCCGCCCGCTTGGGCTTCCAGTAGTAGGTGAACTTCACCCACTTCTCCTGCTGCTTGTTGTAGTAGCTGCCGGAGGCGTACTCGTAGCCGGGCTTCTTCTGGCTGGAGCAGTCGGCCCACTCGACATCCATGTCGTAGAGTTCCTCGCCGATGCCCCACGCGAAGCCGGCCCGCTTGAAGCTATCGGAGTCGCCCCCCTTGAAGGCCTCGATGTCGGTGCCGGCCGCGCAGCCGTACTTGCCGCTCCACTCCCCGGTGTCGGGGTCCTTGATCTCGATCCACGTCGTGAACCCGACGCGCAGCACCGGGATCTTCGGCCCCTTGGGGTTCTTCGGGTCCTTGATGTACTCGGTGAACTCGCCCCACTGCGTCGTGCTGCGCCAGCCGAACGGGCCGACGGCCTCGTTGAGCCGGGCGCGGTCAGTCCTGGCGGTCTTGTACGGGACGATCTTGGCCCACGGGCCGTTCGCCCCCATGCCCGCCTGTTGGACGCGCCACTCCATCTCGTCGGGGGTGAGCGGGCGCGTGAGGATCTCCACGATCTCCTGCATGCTCTTCATCTCGTCCTCCTAGTTCGCGTTCCCGTCGCCGGCAGCCGGCGGCTGACCCAGCTTCATGATGATCGGCCCGCCGGGCAGGGCGGGGATGACCTCGGGGTTGTCGGGCTTCTCCATGCCCGCCTCGACCGCGGCCATCGCCGCCTTCTGCAGGTGGGCCACGACGGCCAGCGGCACGGTGATTCCCATCAGGTGGTGCTGCTTGTTGCCCTGTCCATCGAGGGACACGACCTTGCTCTCGGTCTCGCCGTAGACGCCCCACGGCACGGGGTTGCCGCCCTGCCACTGCTCGGATGCCATGCCGCCCATGGCGATCAGGGTGGCCATCGCGTCGAGGAGATTTTCCCCGACCTGGGCCATCTCTGCCTTGGTCAGATCGTACTTCTTCGCCATCACGGCTCCTTCCGCGGGGTGGTGTGTTCGGTGGCGCAGCCGGGACACATCCGCTCCGGCCACGGGCCTCGGCAGCCGCACCCGACGCAGGTCATCGACCGCTGCACGTCGAGGATCAGCGACTGGAGGTCGAGGTACATGTCGGGGGCCTCGCGCATGTAGACCCCGGCGTCGTGGAAGAGGCGGGCGATCTCGCGGACGACGACCCGGTGCGCCCGGCTCGACAGCGTCATCGACTTGCACGTCGAGTCCACGGCGTACAGGTGGTAGGAGTGACAGGCGTCACCGTCGTCGGGGTCGGGTTCGGGGAAGTCGTAGAACGACTCGGGGTGCGGCAGACCGTCGTGACAGGCGTCGGTCATGTCCCAGTTGTACCCCGGCATCCCCGGCAGAATTCCCCGGTGATCCATGTAGGCAGCCTTGAGCTTTCCCATGCTATCCCTTTCTGTTTCGAGGCACCCTTTCGAGGCCCCAATTATACCACATTTTCCCGGCATTTTCTACAGTAGCCTACTTGAGCTGCCCCCAGTAGGTGAGGAAGGCCCGGACGCTCTTCTCGCTGCAGGTGGGCTTCCGGTTCTCGAGGTCGTACACGGTCGGCCTCGACAGTCCGGTGGCCTCGGCGATCTCGGTGACCGTCCGGCCGTTCGACTCGCGCATGTGCTTCCAGTCCGTACCGAAGTACAGCATGAAGACTTCGTGCCTCTCCATCGCGTTCTCCTTCGCTTGAGCTCAGACCTGGTGGCCGGCTCCGGAGAAAATTCCCCGGCTGCCGGCACCATAGCCTATGTCGTCGTGTTTCCTGGGGCGTCTACCACCCCTCGTTGATTGCCATGGCCGCAGCCGTGACGAACGTCCGCGCTACTTCCGGTACGATTGCATTGCCCGCACCCCGCAGTAGCCCCACTCGACCGGGTATCCCATCAGCCACAGGGCGAAGAACGGATTCAGTTGGGATTCGCCGGAGCTTCCCGTCGGCGCAGAGGCACCAGACGGTCTCCCCATTCCACCGTCCTGCCGGACGGCATCGGTGAGCGACAGCCCCGGATTCGCCTTCGACGTGGCCGTGTTCCTGCTGCCGGAGGACTTGGCGTCCCCCGCCGTGGCCGTCGGCCAGCCCGCCGCCCGCACCGTCTGGGCCAGCCCCGTCTGACAGAGCCGACCCGTGTCCTTGTCGTAGGCCCTCCTGCCGGGCGCCCACGGGCGTCCCTCGCTGTCCACGAGCCGTTCGACCTTTACGCCCGGTTCGTGGCCTGACGGCGTCTTCCAGCCGTCCCGATCGACCATCTGCGCTTGATTCTGGAGATAGACTTGGTTGCTGTATTCTTGGTTTTTTGCCTCTGCCGCAGTCTGCGTTCTCCACCCCGCCCTCGATGAGACCAGCGTCGCCTGTACGTTCAGCGCGTCGGAGTTCCGCCGCCCCTTGTGTTGCGACGGTCCGGCACAGTTCTTCGCATCGTTCGTCGTCGCGGTGGCCCACCCACCACAGCCGCTGGCGGATTTGCGGGGAACCGATGCCCGCAGCGCACAGATCCGCCGCTCCGGTCCGATATCCCATGACTTCCAAGTCAGTCTGTACTCCGTCGAGCCACGTCCGGCCGTCAGGCGAACCAACTTGCTCTCCAAACGTGACTGCAGGTCGATGCTGGGCAATGAGCCAGCGAAAAGCGGGCCAGAGGTGACGAGGGTCATCCTCTGCAAGGCCCGCCCCGGCGATGCTGAATGGCTGGCAAGGGCAGCTTCCTGTCCAGACGCTGGCGTCGTCGGGGACACCAGCGGCCCGGAGTGCGAGAGGCCAGCCGCCGATGCCTGCGAAAAAGTGAGCTTGCTCGAATCCCTTGAGATCTTCGGGGGGCACATCGGTGATACTCCTATCGTCAATTTCCCCGTCGGGGATCAGTCCAGCCTTCATCAACTCGTGCAGCCATGCAACAGAGCGCGGATCGTTGTCGTTGTAGTAGGCTGGCATCACTCACCGTCCGGCTTCGAGTACTGGTAGGCGATGTACAGCAGGAGGCCCGCGATGATCGTCATGCTGATCCCGGCGAAGATGATCTGCAGCAGCGTCATGTCAGTCCTCCTCGACGGTGGGGATGCCAGCGGCCTCTTCGGCAGTCAGGACGCCGCTGTCCACGGCATGCTGCACGGCGGACTCGACCTCGTAGTCGTGGAGGTACAGGCGGGCGTCGAGCCAGCAGCCACCCTCGCCGACGTCCACGGGGAAGTGCGGCACCTGATCGTGGATCACGCACTCGTCGCCGTCGAAGCTGGTCCGCCTCGCGGCGTAGCACAGGACCCTGTCGAGGGTCGTGACGGGGGGCCGCTCCGGCGCGGGGTCGCCCGCCAGGAAATTGACGGCGGCACCCTCGCCCGCCTCCGCCTCGAAGTGCATCACGGCGCAGCGCAGGACCTGCGCGGGGTCCGCGCCCTGCTCGTGGATGGCGTGGAGGATGTTGGCCACGGTGTCGGTGGCG